AATCTTTTTTCCGAATATTTATCAATATAACAATCTGAAATCATGGAAAGTGACTATGGGCAGATGGATTGCTCTTGCTCTTTGTCTTATTGGCACTTGGTTGTTGACCAACACTGATATTAGATACTTCTCACTTGGTTGGGCAATCAGTGGCTTATCAACAATTCTGTGGTGCTATTTTGGAATAAGAGACAAAGATTTACCTAGAGCATTAATGGAGTTCTTTTTTGTAATCTTATGTATCAGAGGAGTAATTAATTTTTATTAATGGCTAAAAAAAATCAAAAAGTCTTTATGCAAAGATAGAGCATATCACTAGAGCAAAATTCAAAAAAACTTCAATAGCTTTAAGGAAAAGCAGAATTAAATGGAGTTCAATGAATAAGCATAAAAAAAGACAAATGAAAAAGAGATGAAATTTATTTTAATTCTCAAAGTATGTTCTGCTCTTTTAATGACTTGTAACCCACCTTTACAATACGAATTACTTTTTAACTCGTGGATGGAATGTTCAAATGCCGGATATTTAAACGGAGTGAAAATAACAAATGAATTAGGAAGTCAAGTTGTGAATGATAAAAAAATAGTAATTCAATTTTATTGTCAACCAACAACAGAAGATGAAGTTTAATATGGATGAAAAACAACAATTAAAAGAAGCGGATATTAAGATAGCTGAAATTAAACAGCAACTTAAACTCTTAGATTACAAAATTCAGGTTATTAAAAATAACGATTTAAAACATTTACAACAAAGAATAGATTCAATTTATAAATTGCTATTTTTGTTAGGAGCGGGAATTGTAACACAGTTACTAATTGCTATTAGGACTGTATTGACCGGATGATTGAAGCGTTGTTTACGCTTTTATTATTCGACATACAAAACCCAAATCAACTCGTTAGTAAAAGCATACAGTTTAGTGCCAAGCATTATACTTGCGAGCAGATGGTTAAAAATCATACGATAATGTTACCTTTAGAAAATACCGGAGGTAAGCATTATCATTTTACTAAAATAGGCAATAAACCGATTGTTGGTTATATCTGTCCTGATTGGAGAAAAGATGATTAAGTGGATTAATAAGAAATGGAAACAGTTTTTAGACTGGCTATTCAAAGATTTATATAAATGATAAACAAAGAAAAAGACCTAGAACAACTACATTCTGAGCTTACTCAGAAGCTCTTAGAAAAGATTAGAGACCCTGAAGTTACTGCTTCAGAATTAAATGTCGCAAGACAATTTTTAAAAGACAATGGCGTGGAATCAATAGCTGTAGATAATTCGCCTCTAAAATCTCTTGTAGACTCATTACCATTTAGCGACCCAGAAGAAATTAAGACTAGGCCAACTACTCTAGCGTAGTCAATCGTTAAAATAGAGCCCTCTAAGGCTGTTTAAACACTATATTTATGACGAGAATACCTTCTAAGTTATTAGACTTTAGGAACTTCCTATACTTATGCTGGAAGCACCTAAATCTACCAGAACCCACAACTTTACAATATTCAATCGCAAATTTTCTACAAGGTGATGACCAGCGTTTAGTAATAAATGCTTTCAGAGGAATTGGCAAAAGCTGGATTTCTTCAGTTTACGTTTGCCATCAATTATTACTAGACCCTCAAAAAAATATTTTAGTAGTCAGTGCGAGTAAAAATCGTGCAGATGACTTTAGTACATTTACGTTACGACTAATTAATGAAATTGACGTTTTAGCTCACTTGAGGCCTTTAGAGTCACAAAGACAATCTAAGGTGAGCTTCGATGTAAGACCAGCACGTGCATCTCATGCACCTTCAGTGAAATCTTTAGGGATTACTTCACAATTAACTGGTAGTCGTAGCGACTTAGTAATTGCAGATGACGTAGAGACCTCACAAAATTCTGCGACTATGGGTATGAGAGATAAACTCTCTATCCAAGTAAAAGAGTTTGAAAGTATTATCAAGCCGCTAGGTCGCATAATATTCTTAGGTACTCCACAAACTGAAATGAGTTTGTATAATGAGTTACCTAAAAGAGGCTATAAGCTAAGATTATGGCCAGCTCGCTACCCTGAGTTAAAACAATTAAGGAATATGCGTAAAACCATATCTCCAGCTATTTCTAAGACTTGGCACATAGATAAAGTTGGTTATCCAACAGACCCATTACGTTTTGACTTTGAAGATTTAAGAGAACGAGAAATGAGTTATGGGAAATCTGGTTTCAATCTACAATTTTTACTTGATACGAGTTTGACTGATGAAGATAAATATCCATTAAAATTAAGTGACCTCGTAGTGATGACAACAAATCCTACAAAAGCTCCAGAGAAAATCGTTTGGGCTTCAAGCCCTGAGTTAAAACACGAAGACCTTCCTTGTGTTGGTTTACATTCCGATGCTTATTATCGGCCTATGCAAATTCAAGGTGAATGGCTTGATTATCAAGGAGCTGTTTTAGCGGTTGACCCTAGTGGTCGAGGAAAAGATGAAACTGCTTATGCTGTAGTAAAAATGTTCAATGGAAATTTATTTCTTACTGATAGCGGAGGATTAGTCGGAGGATATACAGATAAGACCTTACAAGGTCTAGCTGATATAGCGAAAAAGGAACAAGCAAAGCTCATCCTCGTTGAGGAGAACTATGGCGGTGGAATGTTTACCAAACTCCTTTTGCCATTTATACAAAGGACTTATCCAGTAACTATAGAAGAAATTAGACATTCTACGTCTAAGGAAAAAAGAATACTCGATGTACTAGAGCCTCTGATGCAACAACATCGTCTAGTAATAAATCACGCTGTTGTTTTAAATGATTATCAAAAAACTCAAGACTTATATCAATCATCAGACCAAGCCTTGAGGTATCAACTGTTCTACCAAATGAGCAGATTGAGCAAAGATAAAGGCTCACTAGCTTTTGATGATAGGCTAGATGTCTTAGCGATGGCCTGTAAGTATTGGGTTGAACAATTAGCTCGTGACCAAGAACAAGCAATGAAACAACGAAAAGACGATTTAAAGAGAGAAGAATTAGATAGATTCCTAGACCATCAAACCTTCACAAAACCAGTGAAAAACCGGTGGTTTTAAGAAGTGGACACCTTAGATACCTATGGGGGTTAAACAACTTACTATAGGAGTAACTAAAGGATAACCATTAGTTATGTCAGGTATCTATTGGTTATCTCTTCTTAATTCTTCTTATTATTAATTATATGAACAACAAACCTATGGACTTAACTAATATTATACACTTGTACTCTCTTATCACTTCTAATGAAGAGAATATTCAACAAGCACCTTTACCTCAGGATAAACTCAAGGCTCTTAAATGGAAGCCTCAGGTCGTTAAAAGAAAACCTTTTAATAGAATGAGTACCGAAAAGTTTCTTGATAGGAATCTTGGTGATTTCTTTAGGTATATGATTGAGTATTCTGAGATTTGATTTGAAGGCTAGCTGGAAAGGACAAGGATAAAACAACCAGCCTTTCAAATCACAGAGTTGTTATAGTTTATTTAAATTAAAATTCAAGTCACTTAAGGTTTCAAAATAATTTGGAGAAATTATCTGAGAAGGTCAATGTATATTCGCCAGCCAAATTTTCCCCCGCATGGGTGGTGTGTGAGTTTTTTAGAGTGGCCGGTGCATATCTGCACGAAAAAAATACTATTAACAGCGAATTAATATTGATTTTATTAGAATTGTAAAGAGACTACATGTCTCTTAACTTATAAAATCCTATTTATTTCACATAAAACAACTAGATTTTTTTTATTGAGCTTATCTCTTCTCTTATCTGTTTTATTTATTTTTAAAAACTCGAGTGAGTCAAATTGACTCAGTGCAATTAATCTCTTGACATAGCGTATTTACTACACTAGAGTTATCATTAAGTTAAATATAATAGAGAGGTATAAAATGACTAAAAAAGATAATAAATTTTGCATGACTTTAAATCGTGATGAAGTTTATGCATTTAAATTTATGATGACAGAGTACGCCGCAAAAAATGGAATGGTATTGAATAATCCGAAAGTAGAAGTAGGCGGTGCTCAAGTCTCGCTAGGTCATATAAGAAGCAAGATAGATAATTTTTTACAAAAAGGCCTTGCAACTGGTATGAGCTTTATGAGTGAGATTTTAGAAAAAAGAGGAACACAACAATGAGTGCAATTATTCCACTACTACAATTTTATGGAATTATTGTTTTAATTTTTTTACCAATATTCCTATCAATATTTTTTTATTGCAATAAAAATAATAAATATTAATTATTAATTAATTAAAGGCCTTGAGTTAAAAACCTTGAGGCCTTTATTGTATCCAGCAACTAAAAACCACGCACAACCTGAGGTTGATACTATCAAAAAAGTGAGTCAAATTGACTCAGTTTAAATAGGTGCAATTAATCTCTTGACTTAGCGTATCTACTTCACTAGAGTAGCTATTAAGTTAAATATAATAGTGAGGTATAAAATGTATAGAGACGTAGAAGCAATAGTCGAGCAAGTGAATAAAAAGATACTTGTTGACTTAGAAAAAAAAGATACTAACTGGATTAAAAGTTGGACTACTAAAAAATATCAAAGTCTAGATGGTCACTTTTATTCAGGGTTCAATATATTATGGTTAAGCTTACAACCATATAAAAGAGGCGTTTATGGTACTTATTTACAATGGAAGTCTCAGGGCTGTCAGGTAAAAAAAGGCTCACAGTCAATAAAACTTTTATTGTATAGACCATATGAAAAAGAAGTTGAAAAAAGAGATGGCTCTAAAGAGACTAAGTTTATTAGACTTCTAAGAACTTTTAACGTGTTTAATATTGAGCAAGTTAAAGGTGATATAAGTAAATGGGACAATGTCGAAAAAAGAGACATTAACAGCGTTAAAAACATAAAACACGCTGAGGACTATATCGACAATACTAGAGCACAAATAAGTTATGGCGGCCCTAGGGCTTGTTATAGTTCGCAATCCGATAAAATAAATATGCCGGATAAGTCTCAATTCATAGACACTAAAAACTCGAACTCAACTCAAAATTTTTATGGCGTTATATTCCATGAGCTTACTCACTGGACTGGCCATGATAAGCGGTGCAATAGGTTACTCGGTAACGTATTTGGTTCGCCAAAGTATGCATTTGAGGAATTAGTTGCTGAGCTTGGTAGTGCTTACGTGTGTAACTCGCTGGACATATCAGTTAGCCCACGAGTTGACCATGCTCAATATATTAGTAGTTGGATGAGAGCAATTAAAGATAATAAACAAGCTTTATTAAAAGCTTCAGGGCTGGCCAATAAGGCCTTGACGTTTTTAAATGGCCTACAGCCTGAGCACGTGAAAAAAATTGCTGCTTAATTAATCCAATAATAAAAAGGCCTTGAGTTTAAAACTTGAGGCCTTTTTTTATTTGTAAATCTAGACCAAGATATATTTCAGGTTGAATTATTTTTGATTCAAAAAATGTACTATCAACAAATCCGGTTGCTCTAATACCTCTAATACCTCTAATACGCTGGTGCAATTAATCTCTTGACAAGGCGTATTTACTACACTAGAGTGCTTATATTATGTATTTTGAATATATAATATTTGGAATA